TTGGTCAGATTGAAGATCAGCCGGCACGTCGAGGTGTTCGGGTTCGAGATCGACGACAGCCCGGCGAGCGTGCCGTCGCTGTCGAGCACTCGGATGTCGTAGCCGTTCGTCTTCGACCGCAAGGCCGTGACGAGCGTGGCGTGGTTGAACGACGTCGGCTGGGCCACGTCGACGGAGTAGCCCGCAGGCACCGAGGTGCCCGTGTTGTTCGTGAGTGTTAGAGTCGCCTTCATTTTTTGACCGACTCGTTGACAAGGTCGACGGCGATGCGCTCGAGGAACTTGGGCACCTCGCTCTTCGTGAACTTCGCCCACGTCGCGAAGAAGCCTAGGCGGGGCTCGATGCTGACCTTCTTCGTGCTGACCCACGCGACGATCTTTGACGAGCGCGCCTTCGGGCGGGTCGCCGTGCCCGGGTCGCGGACCGGGAAGCGCAGGAACTTGGCCTTGCGCGGGACGATGTCGGGCAGCCGACCGCCTTTACCCACCGTGCCGAACTCGTGGACGCGAGCGTACTGCACGGTCTTCTTGTCGTAGACGCCGATCGTGGTGCGCACTTCGCCGAGCGTCGCGCCCGTCTCGCGGACGGCGGTGCGCTGGTCAAACTGGCGGGTGAGGTTGCCGGATCGACGCACGAGGCCGGGACGGCCGCGCAGGCGCGTCGTCTTGAACGTCAGCAGGAACTCGCCCGAGATCCGCAGGAAGCCGCGGCGAACGATAGGCGTCGCCTTCTCGCCGAGGTTCCGAATGATGCGCGAGATCGCGTCGCCGTTTTGAAACTGAACACTGATCACAGCGCCCTGACCCGATAGCGGTCGAGCGTGGCCTTAACTTCGGGCAACCAGTCGACCGTTTGGATCGACACCGAGCCGCTGTCGCCGCTCTGCGAGAGCGTGCCTGCGTAGTTGCGCGTGTGGTAGATGTGCGCGCACTGAAGGTCGATGGCGTGCGCGATGTCGGGGAAACCGCTGATGAAGTTGGCGGTCGTAGTGCCCATTCCACCCGTGTAGGTGATCTTCATGGCGTTCGGTGCGGCCGTGTCGTCGACGGTCGGATACCACTTCAGCGTGAACGTGCCGTCGGCCGCATACGTCGGGTTGTAGTAGTCCTCCGACGTCAGCGCGGTGTCGTTCCCGAACGCCTGGTCGGCATCGAGGTACACCGATGTGAGAGTGGTGACCGGGAAAGCGCGCAAGCGATACACGCGCTTCCCCGGCTGCACCGTGAGGTACTCGGTTCGGGAGGTCGTTTGCGCGTACCTCCCGAGGTACCGTTCGGCGGCTGCGGACACCGCCGTGATGACCTGACCGATGACGGTGTTGAATGCCGAGGGAGCGGTCTCCCCCGGCACAACCAACGTCGCAACACGTGCCGCCGTGGTCAGGTCCATAGGTCAAGGCCCGGCGTAGACGCCAGTGATCTTCACGACCTGAGCGGCCTGACGGACGCCGAAGTCGACCTCCTGGACCACGCGGATCATCGTCTGATCCTGCAGGCCGAGGGTGTAGCCGGCGTTCGTCACGAGGATTTCCATCGGTCCGAACTCGGCGTAGATCGTGTTCTGCGGGTTGTACAGTAGGATCGTCGACGTGTCCGGGGTTCCAGCGGTGACCGCGATGTTTGTCGTGAGGTACACCGGGAGGCCAAGCAGCGTCTTCTGACCGAGTTGGTTGAAGCCAGCGATCGCCGTGCTGTTGCCAGCCGGAGCGTTGTAGATCAACGTCGCGGTGTTGGTCGCAGCGCCAGCCGAAGGCTGGAACGAAGCCGAGAGCATGTAGTACCACGTCTTGGGATGCATGACCCAGATGCAGCCTTCGACGGAGCCCTTCTGCGTTTCCACGGTCTGCAAAGCTTCCCAAAGCTTCTGCATGTTCACGGCGGTATCCGAGCCGGAGCCCGTCACCGACGAAACGCCGGAAGCGTTCGAGATGCCCGTCGGGGCCGGAGCGGTGCCCGAGCCGACGAGGTAACCCGCGTCCATGGTTTCCATCACGGCGGCCGAGAGGTCCGCGCGAACGATGGCTTCGGCCGACGCGGCGTCGCGACGGATCAGCGTGTTCGACATGATGGTCGCGGCGAACGAACGCTTCGGCGAGAGCGTGATTTCGGCGTAGGTCTGATCCGCGGCAGCGTTGGGCGAGGTGCCTGCCGTGCCGTTTTCACCGATCCAGCCGCCCGACACACCCGCCGAGATGCGCGGGATGCGAATCGGAGCGCCACCCGCCGACGTGATGCGAAGGACGTTCGTGTTGAACAGAACGTTGTTCGCGCGCGGGAACGACGTGAGCAGGTCGCTGCGCACTTCGTCCGGAACGAGGTAGCCGCCCGACGCGGCCGTGCCGAAGGACAACGCCTTCTTGCGCATCTCGGTCGTGACTTCGAGCTCGTATCCGGCGCTGGAGAAGTCGTTCGTGCAGATCGCGTTGATCAACTTGCACATCGAGAACTTCTTCGGCTCGACACCGGGGAGGCTCGAGCGGCTGCGCATCTGGCTGCTGAGTTCGTCGACACGGGCCTCAAGCTGCTTGGCCTTCGCGTCGACCACTTCGATCATCGGGCGGACGCCTTCGACGATCTGCTTCACATGGTCGGTCATGGTCAACTCCTATTTCAGTTGGGAGTTTTGATGCCCTGCAAGACCTTTGCCACTGCGGCAGGATCCGACAGGACCTTTTCAATGTGCATGAGTTGGAGTTCGGCGAGCACGGACTTCGTCATCTCCTCGTCGATGGATCTGGGTGGAGCGTCTTCGCCAGCGCCCGGGTCATTGGCAGTTGGACGCTCGGGACCGCCGACGCCTTCCTCCTGCTCCTGTTCTTGGAGGAGGAGCGCAACCATCGTGTTGATCGCGGTGAGGGACTCGACGACTGCGTCGATCTCCCCAGCCTTCGCTTGCGCGATCGCCGCGTCGATCATCGGAACGAGTTCTTCAAGACTCTTCTTCTTCGGCTCGTCGTCCATATCTTCCTCGCTGTCGGCCTTCTTGAACCACGCATTCACGGCCTCGTCGATGCGAGCCGCCGTCATCTTCGCGGCGTAGTCCAAGTCTGTACGGTAGATCGGGCGCATCCCCATGCCTTTGCGCTCGATCAGCGCCTCGGCGTTCGCCGGGATCGGAACGATCGAAAGCTCGAGCAGCTCGCTGCGCTTGATGCGCGTGCCGTCCATGTCGAGCGGCTTGAAGCCGACCGAGACGGCGTTGAGGAAGCCGAGTTCGACCATCGCTTCGACCGTGCCGGCGAATGGATAAATATCCTTCGGCACGAACTCGACGTCGAACTTCAATTTCCCGCCGTCCATGTACGGGTTGGTGCGGCCGATCGGAAGTTGGCTGTAGTCGTGCGCGTAAAGCAGGACCGGGTTCTTCTTGTAGTTGTCGAGGTCCCAGTTCTGCTCGACGACGTCGCCCACGCGGTCGACGGTATCGGTCGAGCCCGTGAAGGTGTAGACGCCTGCCGCCTTCTTCTCGAAAGACGCCGAGAGCCTCATCTGCCGCTTGTCCATGGGAACCATTATGTCGCCCTCGGGAACTAGTCGATCACTCGGTACACGACGTCACAACGGCAGTTGATCACCTCCTCCGGAGGGCCTCCCATCTGAGACGGGTACATCAGGCCGTTAGAGAACTTGTCGGAGATCGGTACGGTTTCGTTGTCGATCGCGGCGTGGGACGCACGAACGGACAGGTCTCCCGCCGTCGTCCAGGTCTTGTGGGTGAACCCCTCGTCCGTCGCGGCTGTCTCCTTGACGTTCTGAATCAGCATCGCCGACTCGGTGCGAGCGACGGTGTCGGCATTTGACGGGATTTCCGAGGAGAACTTGGCCTCGAGCGTGCGGCTGATTTCGTTGATGTCGCCTGCCCCCGCGGTGCGGAACACGTCGACGAGGGCAGAGCGGAACGCCTCGCGGCGGTTGGTCTCGACCTTGACCATGGAGGCCGTCTGCGACGCCGCCTTGGCGTACCACTTCGGATCGCGAATGTCGACGATCTCAAAGCCGCCGAACTGGGTCTTGGCGGAGTTCAGAGCGTAGGTCGCGACGGGGTCAAGAACCCCTTTGAGATACTCCTCGGCCGCTTCGCGCCATTCTTTGGGAGTTCCCAAGATCTTGTTGAGTTCGGCCTCGGTCAGTTCCGGCAGGTCGCCGACGGCTTTGAACTGGGGAAGATCCCTCAACCTCTTCAAGATTTCCTTGGCGTGATCCTGTTGAAGTTGTTGGACCTTGCGTCGGACATTGCGTACCTGACGCGGCAACTGTTTGCCGATGGCCTTGCAGATTTCATGACGGTGTAAGACGCCCCGCTGCTCCGGTTCGGGCGGAGGTGTGCTGTCGGAGGGAACGGGTGCCGGAGGCGGCGGGGCTTGAGTTGGCGTCGAGGCAGCAGCCGGTTCAATCAAAGCTCGGGCTTCCTCTTCCGAGATGGTCGGGAACGCGATCAGCAGCATGGCGATCGCCGAATCCGCGGGCAAAGTTCCTTCGGCAACTGACTGCACGATCTCGACGAGCGACGTTACCTGCGCGCCGTTCATCGCGGTCTCGGCGACAGACGTGGCGTCCGAGACAATCGGCTCTGCTCCTGCAGGAGTCTCGTCAGCGACGACATCGAGAACGTCGGCAGGTGCCTCGGGCATGCCCAGATCGAGCCGCTCGTTGATCTGATCGGCCGTGTAGCCGAGCATCGACAGGCTGTTGGCCTGCTGCAACTTCTCGGTCATGTTGGGCTGCAGGGCCTCGATGCCCGTCAAGTCGAACGTGAGCCAAGTGTCGCGCGTCTGCCTTACCGAGTACGGCTCGAAAAGCCATGACCAGAAGGCGTCCTCGATCTGCCGCAGGCGCGGCACGACCGTGTTCTCCCACGTCTGCGCTCGAGCGGCGAGCGCGGCCGCGCGGTTGTACTCGGGCGTCTGCGCAACGTCGAACGGGTTCACGCCGAGCACCGCGAGAATCTGCTCGCGATGCAGGTCCATGAACTCCTTGAATGCCATGTCCTTCGGAGTCGTCTTCGACTGCTCGTACTTGAGGCCGCCCGAGAGGATGGCGAGACGGGCCGCTCGGATCGCGCCGCGGTGACGGTCCTCCCATTGCGCACGCAGGGCCTCGACCTCGGAGACGTCGAGCGGCGTGTCGCTGTAGAGGATGCCGCCCGGGTCGGCCCCGTTCGACAGGAGCGCGTTGTTGTAGGCCGTAGCCTTCACGTCGAACCCGAGCGAGAGCAGCACCGACTGAATCGGCGACAGACCGCGCGTCGGGTCGTTCGGATTGAAGGTCTTGATGTGGCAGACGGAATCGGCCGCAAACGCGACCTGACCGCCCTGCGGTCCTTGGTAGGTGTAGCCGAGCACCAGGCTCGACCGCTTGTCGACGTTGACGGTGACGTAGGCCGGGTTGATGAGCATCAACTCGCGGGGGATCTGCCCCTTCTTGAACGGGGCCGCGCCTTCGCCGAACGCCACGATGAACGCCTCGCCGTGGATGTCGAGGAACGACGAGATGCCCTCGAGGAGGGAGTACGTCGACGCGAGCGGAGACGGCTTGTCGAATAGGCGTTGCCACGGGTCGCTGTCGGCGACCGCATCGCCCTCGCCGCCGCGCTTCGATCCCGTGCGAATAACGATGGGCACCGAGGCGGTATATCTGCCGAGCGCGCGCACCGCTGCGTACACCCACGGCGATTGCGAGTACGGGTCGGTGATCGCCGCGTCGCCCTTGGCGATGGTCTGGTTGATGATCGTGAAGGCGGGGTCGAATGACTTCGTGGTCGCTGGCGGTTGGATCGCGGTGCGGACCCCGGCGGCGATGCGTTGGAAGATGTTCATTGAATCATCGGCCTCTTGGTGCCCCCGGCCCCGAGCGCGATCAGGACCGCGTCGGAGAAGTCCGGCGACCGCTTGATGCGTGCCTTGATCTCGTCTTTCGATTCGACGGCGATTCTGCCGCGACCGTCGAACCAGTACGACGGCGCACAGAGGTCGGCCCAAATCTCCTTCCATTGTGCCGGGATGCGGAGCTCGCGACGGCGAAGGAGCGACCGCGCCACCCAGTGCAACTCGGAGCGGCGGTTGGTGAACTGCGCCTCGCGGCCGACAACGGGCCCCCAGTCGCCATCCGCGGCTGACCCGAAGTCGACTGGCGTGCACCGAATCCCGTCCTCGGCGAGGCGGTCGACGACCCCGGCACCCATGCCGCACACGTCGACGCCGACGCGCCTGGACGCCACGCCGTGCCGGCGCATGGCATCGCGGAGGCGGCCTGTCGTCTCCATCAGGTCGGTCTTCGTCCATGACTGGCACTCGATGACCGTGCGGCTGCGGTCGAGCACCACGAGCACCGAGCGGTCGTCGCCGAACCGGGCGACGTCGAGGCCGATGCGGGGCTCGTCGACGACCTGTGTGGGAGCGTCGCTGTCCATCAGTTCGGTCATGGTGACGAGCGAGTTGGTCGACGAGGCCGGGAACCGACCAAGCACGCGCGACGACCAGAACGGCGAGTCTTCGCCGTGCCGCTGCCGCATCTCCTCGATCCACTCGTGGGTGACCGCGCCCTCGATGACCTGCCGACGCTCGCGCACGTTCGGGTGGTCGAGGCACGACACGGAGATCACGTTGAACAGGTCGGGGCGCTGGGCGGCCTCGTAGCAGTAGCCCGAGGTCGTGACCGGGTTAAAGCACAGCACCATCCGCGAGCCCTTCGACGAGAGCAGGGTCTCGAGCGAATCCCACATGGACTGGTGAACGCCCTCGGCCTCGTCAACGACGACGAGGTTGGCGCGGCCGTGAACGCCTTGAATGGCGGTCGGATCGTCGACCGACAGCGCCTCAGCCAGGCGGTCTCGGAACCGCCACTTGGTTTCCTTGAGTTCGCCGCCGATCAGGTATGGCGCGCGGTCGATCAGTTTCCTGACCTCGGCCCACAGGATCGAGTGCACCTGCTTGTTCGTGGTCGCGGTACAGACGACGCGCGCGCCCGGCCGCATGGCCATCCACTCGATGATCAGGCTGGCGAGCGTGCGCGTCTTGCCGACGGCGTGCCCGGCCATGACGAGCGTTCGACGGTGGTCGCGGATCGACCGCATGATCCGCAACTGGGCTTCCCACGGCTTCCACCCGAGAACCTTCTCGGCGAACCGTCCGTCACTCGACAGTGTCGATGTCGGAGATGGAGCCGGAGAGTCGGTTGGATTCATCGCCCTTGCCCTCGATCAGTTCCATGATGGACAACTTGCCCGAGTGCTCGACGGCGGTCTTCACGCGCCAACCTTCGGCCTTGGTCTGCAGGATCTTCAGGGCGCGGTCAGGGTTGACGATCATCTGAACCTCGCCGCCCTCGGTGACCGTCGGCTTGACGACGTCTTTGCAGAGCACGGCTTCCTCGAGCATGTCGAAGAACTCCTCCTCCGCGGCGGCCATTTCAGCCTCAATCTCCGCATTCCTTGCCCACCTGCGCACGGTCTCGGTGTCGATGGCGCACCGCTTCGCGGCCTGTCCTCGGGTCGCACCCTGCCGCAGAGCCTTGAGGAAACGCTCCTTGACCTTGTCCCACTTGTACGGGTTTTCGGGCACGTAGTCGTTCTTGGCGATCATGGCTCTATTCTACGTCGAGCAGAGCCTTGACGAACGCCTGCAGGCTTTGGACGCAGAGCACCTTGCAGCCGTGGCTCTTCGCCTTCTTCGACCACTCGACCTGTTCGACGGATCGCACGCCCTTCGGACCCTTGACCTCGACGGCCAGCATGCGCCCGTCGGGCAGGTACCCAATAAGGTCGGGGGTCCCTTTCGGGGCCCCCGCCACGATGTACCCGGTGAAGGACTGGAACGTCCCGCTGTTGACTCGGAAGAGGCACGGCACGAGGTGCGGATTGGACTTTGCCCACTGCACGATCTGCCGTTGGATATCGCTCTCCTTCATCACTCCATTCTAGCGCCGAGCTTGATAGCCATTTCCTTCTTGTAGGCCGACTGAACGGACAGCATGCCGCGCGTAAGCATCGCGGGGTCTTTGACCCACGTCGAGTCGCCGAGGTACTGGATGTAGAGCAGCTCGTTGATGCCGTACATGCGGACGCCGGCGAGCCGGAAGCGAATCATCAGATCGTAGTCGTCGCACCACGGCAGGTCGGAGTACCCGCCAACCTTGAAGTAGTCGGCACGCCGCCACGCTCGGACGTGGTTCGGGCACAGACCCATGTGCATGATCACGGGATCGACCTTGCCGTCGACGATGCACTTGCTCTCGACGTCGTGGAGGTCACCGACTCGGAATGTCCGGCCGTCTTTCTCGACGGTTTCGTAGTTCCATAGGTAACCACCGTACTCGTTGCACGTGCCGTCGATCTTGATCTCGGCGAACTTCGAATAGACGAATCCGACCCACGGCATGAAGTCGAACGTCTGCACGATGCGCTCGAGGGCGTCGGGCAGAAGTTCGTCATCGTGGTCGAGCTCGACGACGATCGGGGCACGGGCCGCGGCGACGGCCATGCCCTTGAGGTAGCCGATGCGGTTGACCTCGGGCATGCCGACCTGAGTGTCGACGCCCTTAAGCGGCCCCGGTTCCTCGCCGTCGTGGACGACGACAATCTCGAAGTCCTTAAAAATCTGCCGCTTGATCGACCGTTGGAACGGACCCTCGTAGAACTTGTCCTGGCGGTGCGTGGTTACGATGATCGACACGCGCGGCGCGAAGAAGTGAGGGTCGCGCAGTTGGGCGAGCCCCACGAGTTCGGTCGTCTTGGCGATGTCGTTCCACGTCGGCAGGCTTTCCATGACCCGGAACTTCTTCTGTTCGAAGGGTCGGAACTTCTCACGCGCCGGCGCACCCTCGCCGTAGACCATGACGCACGTGGCATTCCGAGGAAAGCCATGCATCTCGAGGGTGCTGAGCGGTTGGATGTGCATGTGCATGGCCCCGGCCTTTCGGCTGTCGGGGCCCAGCGTGCGGTGCGCTTCGGGGTCGTCGGTGTAGAGGTAGCCCCGATACATCACTTCACCTCGATGCAGTTCGAGCAGATGGCCGGAGCCTTCTGCGAGAGGATCTGCACGAAGTACTTGGTGCACTTCGGGCAGTGCCACACGAGGATCTGGTCCTTCTTCCCGGCGATGGACGCCGGGATGATTTCCGCGAGGGTGTAGACGTTTTTCTCAGGCATCTTTAAGTCCTGCCGTTTTCCAAAGCCGGGCCACTTCTCCGAGGGTGAGGCGGAACTTCCGCTTCAGCTGGATCGGTCGGAGATGTTTGAGGTCGGCGATTTCGTAAAGGTTCTGCTGTTCGAACTCGTGGTGAAGTCGCTTCGGAAGGTCGGCCTTGATGATGAGTCGGCACAGACTCTTCGACACTTCGATTCGTCCGCACTTGATGTTCCACCACTCGGCGAGTTCTTCGAGGTCCTCGCCGGGGGTGTACTGGAAGACGAACGTGTCGCAGTCTTCGTTTCCGCAGAAGTACGCGACCATGTCGTCGATGCGGACGAGGTCGGGCTTTTTTTTGCAGCACCAGGAGCGGTACATCATCCGTCCTCCTCGACGCCGTCGCGGACGCGCTTCAAGTCCATGCCGTCGTTGTTGTCGATGGCGTGGCCGCTGATAGAGCCTCCCATCCAGAACCCGTTGAGCAAGGCCGCGAACTCCG